TGCTGCCTTGTTTTCCATTCGGGCTGTGTTGACTAACTCGTTAAGCGCGACCTCTTGTCTTTCGTAGTCGGCTTCCTCAAGCCCCGTTTCCTGGTTGGTTTTCTTCATTGCCAGGATTTCTTGCATTTTGTCGTTGTTGTTCACGTCTGGTGTATTCGACATACCACACCTTAAAGTTGTTGATCTCTGCCATTGTTGGCATCGCCGGGTCGTCATGGTCAGTTAAGATCTGGGTTAACATACCAGGGCTGGACATAACCGGATGCTTAAGCACACTATCAATTAAGTCTACCATCCATGTCAAGGTGCGGCGCATCTCTGCAAGGGTATGCATAGCTTTAGTGAAGTCTTGCCTTTGTTGCTTTACGTTGTCACTGTTTTGTGCAATAACAAACAGCCGTACAATAGTGGAAGGGAGATTGTTAATAAATTCTGCCTTAGCCCACTTATCATTGGGGTAGATTTCTTTAATGTTCTTGAGATACACGCTGATTGGGTGATACGCCGGGCTGTCATAAGCTTTAAACTGTGGTAGTTTACTAGTGCCTTTTGCGGTATATAACTTCACACGGCCTAGCGTTCTGAGATAGGTAATCCGACCTTCGGTTTGTAACCTTTCGATAGCCCTATAAATAGTGCGTTCCGATTCTCGAAGACCTAAAAGGTTAATAACATCCCGAGCAGAGAAATTATTGCTATCTCCAAAGAGTTCTAGGATTTGATCCTCTACCGGAAGCAGTCGCTTCCCGTCTAGAGTAAAACTTTCATCTGCCATACTAGCTCCTTGGTAGTTCGTGTACCACCAGTCTAGCTTAAATGTTAATGACTGTCAAGCGTTAATCTAGACCTATTAGTTATTAGTTTGACACGCAGTTCTGCCACGAGTGCCACCCTGTCAAAGTCAACTCGCATGGCAATAGGCAAATCGAGGTGTCATCTACGTGGGAGTGGCAGTCAAACGTGGCAGAACTGCGTGTCAATATACAGAGAGTGACTGACAACGGGGGTCTAGAACGTTGCAGTTCACTTGCGAGTGAGTTGTCATATTGACTGAGACACGCTCTTCAGACAAGCGTCAAACTGGTGAAGGTGGCAGTCAATTAATTTACCAGCGGTTTTAGGGTGTCAGTTGGGGCGGATTTTTCTGTGTTAAGTAGTCCAGAGCCAGAGCCTTATAGAGGCTCTGGACTAACACAGGAATCTTGTCTTTGACAAGTGACAATGAAAGTTGACTGACAGGCGAACAAATAATTAATGCGCCCCCACCCTGTAGCTAGCTCTTTTGACGTTAAGTAATGATGGCACTTCGACCGATAGATTCCATTCAGCTCTGGAGCTGATTAACGATTGGACCGATAGAACTGGTAGCCGGTAACTGATGACCGGCGACCGTGACTACACAGCGTATATGGTTGGTTACACAAAATAGTTGTCCGCTCAGCGGTTGGGTTTCCCCCGACCCCTATTGACAAACGGTGGGACACGGTACCCTGAAGGGGAAGTAGCCAGCGCGGGAACCGAGGATCTGACAAGCACTCGGCCCAGGAGCTGACCAGCGAGCTACTTGCCCCGCTGCTGTCCAATGCGAACGGGGAAACTGCACAGTGATCACTCTCTACACCTAAAGAGGAGGTGTGGAAAATGCAGACTGTATTTTGCAGGCTGTGCGAGCGTAAGCACAACGCTAAGTTCTCGCACATGTCACGGTACGGCGGACGCTGTGTTTACAGTGTCTCCTGCCCGCGACTGCCGGATAACTGCCGTCGTTACCTGATGGTTGACGTTATCCGTCGCGTCACCCGTTAGTTTCCAGCTGGGAGCTAACTAACCAGTAGTACTGTCCAGAAAGGGACAAAGTAATGACTGATGTTAAGCAGGATGAGACCCAGGCTGCACCGTCTGAGGCTCCGGAGCAGGCCCCTCAGCACCCTGCCATTGAGGCGCTACCGGGCCTTGCGCAGGCCTTGCTGGCAGCTGCGTCCCCTACCCATGGGGCGATTGCTAAACTGGTCGAGCAGCTTTCTCGTGGCGACAACATGGGACAGTTACTCTCCGAGGCAATGGCTGCATCCGAGGTTCCCGAGGTTAAGGCTCTCCGGGAGAAAATCAAGAAGGCCCACGACAACATCAACAAGTGGACCGAAGATGCCGAGGCCATCGTTAAGCCTACGCTTAACGTTCCTTCGGAAGAGGATCAGAAGAAGCTGGACTCCGAGTACAAGGCCAAGGTTCAGGAGTTTAACGGCTACGATCTTGTCTTCAAGAACGAGGTCGGTAAGTCCGAGGAACTTTCGGACTTCTCGGACCTCAGCCTGGCAACTTTCCTCGGCGATGTTCCTCGTCGCAAGGGTAAGGCTGCCAGCACTGCGGGTGCTTCCGGGATCTCTCGACCGCGCGTTACCAGCGTGGAATACGGCTTCGGAACTAACGCCGAATCTGTGGAGTACAAGAAGGTTGGCGACGAGGATTCGTCCACCTTCACACATCTCGCTGTTGAGCTCAAGAAGAACATCAGCGGGTATTCAGTCGCCGCGTCGGACTTTTACCCGGCATGGATGACACAGAACGGACTCACGGAAAATGGGGACTGGCGTTCGCTGCCAGCGCTTACAACCTTCGCGTGGTCCGCGACTGATGACAAGGGCAAGACTCATAACATCTGGGTCCGTGTCGTTAAGTAAGTAGGTTAGGGGCCTTGAGCAATCAAGGCCCCTTTCTTATTGTGCCGGGTCGGTATCTATGTTGTATCTATGTCTAAGGCAACTAAGTGATTGCCGTTAGCAACTAACTGGTTGTCTAAGGCAACAATAGGTAATCGAACATTCGATCGAATATGTTGTAAGGTTTTTTCGACCATTTTCCAGCGACGTAGTCGCTACCTACCCGACAAAAATTGAGAATATTGAGGTATACCGCTAGCTACGAGTAAACCACCACTCAGGTAGCTCTCCTCCAGCAACCAAGTCCTTCTCAACCAGCTCCCTAATCCAATCACTCTGAGACATCCCTAATTTTTTACACCGGGTCTCCATCGCCTGTATTGTTTGTTCGCCCTGTAGCTGCACTTGCAGGACTTTTTTCCTTTTATTAGTGTATACCACATCTTTTACCTTGACTTTTAGGGGGTTCGGAGGTACACTAGCATTATTAGTAGGAAGGTTAGTCATGATTACTTCTCCTTGGGCTGCTCGAAGGCGGGCGACCGGGTTTTCGCAACAAAAGGTGGCTGGCTATTTGGGGGTTAGCAGACATATGGTGTTGCGGATGGAACAAGGGTTATTTAGCGACCCGCCTCACGTACAAGAGCTAGCAATACTGTATGACAGTGACGCAAGCACACTCAACATGGAGTATCACGAATACGTAGCCAGGCAAAGAGAACAGTTTGCACAACAACATCCAGATTTCCGTACAGTGTTAAAGAACTATACAGATATAGAACACCCATTAGTGCATTATCGGGAAGTTATAGGGGTGTCTCAGATTGGATTTTGTAGAGGGTTATGCCTACATCCCGATCCGGTTAGGGATTATGAAATGCAGGCACAGCGAGGAATACCTAAACAACTGATAGTGGCTTGTAACGCAATCAGCTGGGATTACGGGTATTTAGAGAGTGCCGTACTAGATTGGAAGATTACGGGTAGGGCTAATGAATATGCCGCTCTCTGAACAAGAACGCCGTATTATAGCCTGGTGTGAACAATCCTGGTTTTTACATGGCAAGCTACCTACACCGGAAGATATTACTGAGAAGTTCAAGATTACACCTAAAACCCTGAATGCTTTCCTTAAGAAAGAGACTGTCCAAACTTCTTTTGAAGAACGCGGAATGCCTGTTATTGCCGGCCGTGACTTGACGCCCACGCAGGTGACGGCTGTTAATACTGTGTTGAATTTAACAGATGGCCGGTCCGAACGCAAGAAGCTACAGGACATGGGTATTAGCGAGGCAAAATGGAGTGGTTGGAAACAAAACCCTTCATTTATGGCCTATTATGCCGAACGGGCTGAGAAGATATTAGGCGATGCTATACCGGATGCTCACTTAGCTTTAGTAGACAATGTAAAACGTGGCGATCTCGGGGCCGTTAAGTTCTTATATGAGATGACGGGTCGGTATACTGGCAAAGATCAAGGTATTGATCCTCGTGCGGTCATCAACAAAGTGTTCGAGATTATTATCAAACATGTGCAAGACCCTATAACCTTACAAGCTATAGCTGAAGATTTGCAGTTATTAGTAGCTCTTGACCAACCTAGTACTATTACTCCTGTAGCCACGCCCGAGAGGGCGCAGATCACCGTCCAGGGGGAAATGATAGATGGGATTTAAATGGGAGTAACTTATACTGACCGTTTGATAGCCAGTAAACCTGACGGTGCTGAATTAGTTGCCATTGCATTACTTAATGCTAATTTTGATAAATTTGATGCAGATTTTCGTCCTGCTGCTTCTATGTCAACTATGGTTGGGCAGGCTTTTACTAGTGGTGTAACAACTCAAGTTATTTTTGATGTTCTGGATTTTGATTCTTATGCTGCTCGTGCTGAAGGAGCAATGGTTAATCTATCAACTGATACAATAACAATTCGTAAAGCAGGACTTTATTACTTTACAGGTAAGGCCCGATGGGCGGCTAATGCTACAGGTGTTAGACAGATGCAATTGGCTAAAAATGGTACTAGCTTGGTTGGGCATAGTGCTCCTGGTATAGCTGGTACTACGGTAGATAGTGAATTTAGTCATCTTGTACCTTGTGCTGTTAATGATGCTATTATTCTTAGGGCATCTCAAAATTCAGGTGGTTCTCTTTCTACAGCACCATCCTTCGTTTGTGATATTACTCTTCAGGCTTTGTTTGTTGGTAGTTTATCATGACAAATCCTAAGGATACTAACTATACCGTTGGGGGCGAACAATATAAACCACCATATCAACGAGATATTGATGTTGCCGATCCAGAAGCTGTAAGAAGATTTCATAGTAAAGCAGATACTGATTCTTCTCAGATTGCATTACATCATACAATAGGAAGTAAGCATGACCAATCTGCTGCTGGAGATCATAAGCATATTGTTGGTAGTACTTACTCTAAACCCCTGGCCGGTGTTACTCTTACTGGCGCTAAGGGGGGAAATGCTGCATTGGCTAGTGTCATTACTGCCTTAGTAAAACTTGGTGCCACAGATAGTACAACAGCATGAAGAATGATAACTTTAGTTTTAACGAAGCCGTACGGGATCTATCTGAAAAAGTACGGCTACAGGCCACAAGGCCTAATATTTATGGCTATAAACCCCATGATAAACAAGTAGCTTTTCATGCCGCTGACGGGCGTAATAGGTTATATATCGGAGGTAACCGCTCAGGAAAAACAACTGCTGGTATTGCCGATGATATCTGGTGGTGTATGGGGAAGCATCCATACAGACAAGTACCTGATGGAGGAGTCAGGGGGCGCATCGTAGGTGTCGATTTTACTTATGGTGTTGAGAAGATCCTTAAGCCTGAGTTTATGCGTTGGTGCCCTGTATCTTTATTACGTGGTGGTACGTGGTCTGACGCTTACGATTCTCAGGAGCGGACATTACATTTCGAGAATGGTTCATTCGTCGAATTCATGTCCTATGACCAAGACGTAGATAAATTTGCTGGAACTAGTAGGCACTTTATTCATTTTGATGAGGAACCTCCTCAGGATATTTTTATTGAATGTCGTGCTCGTTTAGTTGATACTAAAGGTTCTTGGTGGATGACTTTAACTCCAGTTCAGGGTATGATCTGGATGTTTGATGAGATCTATACTAGAGGTAATGATCCTAGTTCTAATATCTCAGTAATTGAAGTTGATACTTTTGAGAATCCTTATTTGGATGATGTTGAGATTAATGAGTTTCTTAAAGATATTCCCGAAGAGGATCGTGATGCCCGACTGCATGGTAAATTTGTTCGTCGTGGTGGGGTAATTTATAAGCAGTTTAAGAGGCAAATTCATGTTATTGACCCCTTGGATAAGATTCCAGATAATTGGGAAGTTTATAACTCTATGGATCATGGGTTCAATAATCCTACTGCTTGGTTATGGCACGCGGTCGATCCAGATGGTAATGTTATTACTTTTGCTGAACACTACGAACGTGAAATGATTATTGAAGATCATGCTAAACAAGTAAAAATGATTAATGGATCTATTGGTCATGAGATACAATTAAGTATATGTGATCCCGCCTGTAGCCAGCGCAACGCGCAAACCGGAACTTCTGTAATGGCAGAATACTCATTACATGGTGTTTATATGACACCGGGCAACAATGATGTAATTTCTGGTATCAATAAGATTAATGCCTATTTAAGTTATAATACAAAGCTGAAACCTCCTAGACTTCCAAGATGGCATATTACTAGTAATTGTGTAAACCTTCTTGCTGAGTTACCAAAATATAGATGGAAAACTTGGTCTAATAAGAAGTCTGAGCGAGAGAATAATCCTTATGATGTACCCCATAAAAAGGACGATCATGCTTGTGATGCAGCACGTTACTTTTTTACAATTATGCCTGATCTTACGCCTGTTAAGCAAGAAGAATTGTGGAAGCCACCAGAAGTGACAGTCTTAGACCCTAGACAGCCAGTATATGATAAGAAACTACAGACCACACCCCCTCAAGGTGACTGGTTCACTCAAGAACCAGACCAATATATTGGAGGCTTTTGGTAATGGCTGATACTGTTAAGGTTGATTTGTACGACGCTAATGAAGGTAAGGCTCCCCGTACTGGTGGACCTTATCGTGATGTATTAGAGCGTCAGGCAGCGGAGGAATGGCGTGCAAAGCAAGAGGGGCGTGAGCCGGATTTGGATAATCCGCCCCCGACAGCAGCTACTCAGCTTGTGCCTAAATCAGCATTGCGTGAGGCTGATGTAGATAAGTCTCATGAAGAGGTTACTGATGTTACTGTTAAGCCTGTGCAGACTGTTGAAGTAGACGTTACTGAGACTGTGCCGGATGAGAAGCAGGTTGATTGGGACAACGATATGTCCAAGGTTAACGCTGCTCAGGCTAAAGAAACATTTGATAAGCTTGGTTCTTCACCCCCTGTAGCCAAGGCTTCTAAGTCTGGTGTAGTTACTAGTAAGAAAGAGTAGTTATGCCAGAAATTACATATAGGGAATCTTCTCGAATTAAAATTACAGATGCTCCTATTCAAATTCCTGGCGTGTGTATTATCTGTGGTGCTAGTCGCTCAGATGATAGGCAATATATGGATTTTGGAATGAATATTGATTTTTATGGGGTTGTATACTTCTGTACTTTCTGTTTCACAGAGGCTGCCAATCATTTAGGATGTCTTACTAAAGAACAATCTGATAAATTAGAATTAGAACTTGATGGGGCCAAGAAACAGATTCTTAATTTTACTGCGAAAGAAAGAGCCTTAGATGACGCAATCAACTATTTACGGGATTCTGGTCTCTTTGATCACTTTAGTGGTAGTAGTGCTTCTAATATTTCTGATGATGGGTCTCAGAAGTTCGCAAGGGATGCAACAGAATACTTTAGACTCATTGAATCAAGCGAACAAGATGCTTCTAAATCTGGTAACTCGACAAAACAATCTTCTAGCAAGCAAAGATCCGATGACGTATCAAGCTCTAGAGAGTTCAACATCTGATATTGGTGTTTTTGATTATGCTAGTATGTCTGATTTAGATGAGGCAGCGCGTTGGGCAGAAACTCATGGGGCATCAATTGGTTTAGGCGAGGAAGCATATGACACAGATGCCACAGATGCCCTCAGGGCTTTTAATCCCAGGGATTAATGATCAAGGTCCTAGGGAACAAATTAGGCTATCTTCAAAGGAAGAAACCGAGATAGCCAATTTTGTGCATGAAAATTATAATAAAATGAAGAATGCTCGATCACAATTCGAGCGTCAGTGGTATATTAATATGGCATTTGTTTCGGGTAAGCAGAATGTCATTCCCACATCTATCAGGGGCGTTGGTACAAGGCTTATTGTACCTCCTGCTCCTCCTTGGCGTGTTCGTTTAGTTATTAACCGTACACGACAAGTTATTCGTAAAGAACTTGCTAAACTTACTGCTCAAAAGCCTAGTGCTAGTGTGATTCCTTCATCATCGGATGATGCAGATTTAGCAGCTGCCCAAGCAGGTGAACAAATTTGGGAATCTATGTATAATGGTAAGAAACTTAGGCAAATTCAGAAACAAGCTATATGGTGGATGCTAGTTTGTGGTAATGGGTTTATTAAAACTTATTGGGATGATAATAGAATTGTAAAAGGTAATACTCCTGATGAGGTATGGCAAGGAGATATTTGCTATTCTTCTGAAACTCCATTTCATATCCTTATTCCCGACGTAAGAACTCCTGAGATTGAAGATCAACCGTTCCTTATTCATTCATTCACTCGTACTCCTGAGTGGCTTAATATGAATTATGAGCGTACGCTTAGTGGTAAGAAAGTTAATGCTAATGCTAAGGGTATAAATGAAATTCTCAGTAACGCTTTTCTTAATCTTGTTGGAGCCACTGTTAATGATTATGACAGTGTGCTTATGCATGAAATGTTTATTAAGCCTGGGGCGCACCCTAAATTTAAGGACGGAGCTGTTATTACCACAACTGGCGACCAGGTTATTCAATACTACCCGATGTTTCCTTATTCTCATGGCGAGTTTTGTTTTGCTAAGCTTGACCATATTGAATCTGGTAAGTTTTATTCAGCATCAATAGTTGAGGATCTTGTTCCTATTCAGAGGGAATATAATAGAACTCGTAGCCAAATTGTTGAAGCTAAAAACCGTATGGCTAAGCCTCAACTAATGGCTCCTGTAGGTTCTATTGAGGTATCTAAGATAACAACGGAACCTGGACAGGTTATCACTTACAAGCCTGGTATGGCTCCTCCACAGCCTATTCCTTTAACCCCTCTCCCTGCTTATGTACTTAATGAAATTCAGCAGCTACAAAGCGATATTGATGATCTATCTGGCCAACATGAAGTTTCTAATGGTAATGTTCCCGCAGGCGTGACGGCTGCTACTGCTATTAGCTATCTTCAAGAACAAGATGATACTATGCTATCAAATGAGGTTGATTCAATTGAAGCAGGTATGGAGAAGGTAGCTCGACATACATTGTCTCTTGTCAGTGACTATTGGGATATTCCTAGGATTGTTAAAGTTACAGGGGTCGATGGCTCCTGGGACTCTGCTATGTTTAAAGGTAGCGATCTTAGAAATAATACTGATATTCGTGTGGAAGCTGGATCTGCACTTCCTACTTCTAAGGCTGCTAAGCAAGCGCTCATTACAGATTGGATGAAGTTAGGCTTTATCCCTCCTGAGGATGGTATGGCTATTCTCGATATGGGTGGGATTCAAAAACTTTATGAGCGTGTGCAAATTGATCAATCTCAGGCTCGGCGTGAAAATATGAAGATGCAGAATGTTGCTGATGAACTAATTCAACAGATGTTTACTCCGCCGACTGATCCCGTAACTGGTGATCCTATCCCGCCGATTGATCCTATGTCCGGTAAGCCGATGCTGCCAGAACCGGTTATTCCTGTAAATACTTTTGATAATCATCCAATCCATATTGATATTCACAATAGGTTCCGTAAGTCTCAGGCTTATGAGGAACTTGATCCTATGAAGCAAATGCTTTTTGAGATTCATGTGCAGAAGCATATGGAAGCTATTGCTGCACCTCATATTGGTGGAATGCCTACTGCTGAAATGATGATTGGTATTGGTGAGCAACAGCGTAATCAGCCGCCACCTACTGATGTTAATACTCCGATGGATCAAGGGCAGCAATCTAATCAACCTGGACCGGTACCTGCTCCAGAAACACAGACAGATACAGGGCAATAGATAGGGTATTGACCCCTCCTGTAGCCTTGTACTAGATAGATCAGAGGCCAGGGCCTGTAGGTACAGCCTCGGAAAGAGTAATAATGAGTCAGCCTGTTAATGAACCGTTTGTACCGCAGGGTCAACTTCCCGGATCGGGAGATCTTGGTCAAAGTCCACAAGCTGCTGGACAACCGTCACATGCTGCTGACGGAGATCAGAAGTTAAATCCTGCGTGGGATGGTTTGTTAAATAAAATTCCAGATGAGAATTTAAGAAAGCTTATTACTCCAGATTTACGTCAGTGGGATCAGAATTACAGTCAGGGTATTGAAAAGGTACACTCAGAATATGCAGCCTATAAGCCGTTCATTGATGCTGAGATCGAAGCAGAGCAGATTAATAATGCGTTATTAATCATGGAGGCTCTGGAAGAAGATCCTCAGAAATTTATGGATGCAATGATTCAACACTATCAGCTGCAACAAGTTACTGAGCAGGGCCAAGAACCCAAAGAAGAAGTAGAGCCAGAGTATGATCCGGGACAACCGTACGATATTAATAATGATCCCAGGTTCCAACGTGTTTCACAAATGACGGAACAAATGGCTCAGCTGCTTTTAGCACAGCAACAGCAATCTCAAGAGGCTGATGAGGATGCTAAATTAGATGCAGACTTAGCAGCTGCTAAGCAACAGCATGGAGAATTTGATGAAGATTTTGTTCTTCAGCAAATGTATTTCCATAATAAGTCTGTTGATGCTGCTGTGCAGGATTGGAAGCAGCATGTAGATGGGATTGTTAATAATCACCGTAGGCCAGGAGCACAAGCTCCAATTATTGCTGGTGGCGGTGGCGGTCTTCCTTCGATGCAAACTCCGGTTCGTGGGTTGGATAGCCAAGCTAGGCGCAAGTTAGTTGTGGAATGGCTAGCTCGCGCTAACGAATCTCAGTAATTAGGAGTTTACATGGGCGCAACAATGACGACGGTTAATGCACTTCTTAAAGAAGTGTATGAACCTGACGTCCAGGATCAGATGAATAGTGATACTACTAGTTTTAAGCGTATTGAAAAGACCTCTGAGGGTACAACTAACGAAGTTGGCGGTCGTTATGTTACTTTCCCTCTAAGGATTGGGCGTAACCACGGTATTGGTGCTCGAAATGAGAACGAAGCTCTCCCGACTCCGGGTCAGCAGAAGACTACTGCGGCTCGTGTGAGCCTAAAGTATCTATATGGTGGTATTAACATTACCGGCCAGACTATGAAATTGGCCCAAAAGAATTTCCAGGCTTTTGCCTCTGCTCTCGATGAGGAAATGGACGGTCTTAAGCGAGACCTCGCTAAAGATGTTAACTTCCAATTTTATAGTGATGGTACTGGTGTTCGGGCTGCTGTTACCGCTGATGGTGCTAACACTATTACTGTAGACTCAACTCAATATCTTGAAGTTGATATGATGATTGATGTCTATGATACTACTCTTGTTACTCCAAAATTTACTAACCGTCAGATTACTGCTATTAATGGTTTAGTTGTTACTTACTCTGGTGCTGATGCTACTACTATCGCTACGGATAAGGTTGTTCGTACTGGTAACGTTAGCCGTGAAATGACTGGTCTTAAGTCTATTGTCAAGGATACTGGTACTCTTTATAACGTTGACCCTACTGTTGTAGCTCTTTGGAAGTCTGTTAACAATAACAACGGTGGTACTAACCGTGCATTAACTGAAGCTCTAATGATTAAGGTTGTTGATGATATTCGGACTAATGGTGGAAAACCAACTGTAGGTTTTACTAGCCTCGGTACTCGTCGTGCGTATTACAATCTTCTTAAGACTGATCGTCGTATTGTTAATACTCAGGAGTTTGAAGGTGGTTTTACTGGCCTTGCATTCTCCACAGATAATGGGGATATCCCAATTGTAGTTGATGTTGACTGCCCGTACAACAGGATTTTTTTCCTCAACGAGAAGGCTATCAAGCTTTATCGTGAGGATGATTGGTCTTGGATGAACGAAGATGGCGACATTATGCAGCGCGTTATTGGCTATGATGCTTATGAGGCGCGTATGTATATGTACGCCGAAATGGGTACTCACCGACGTAATTCTCATGGTGTGCTTGCAGATCTTACGGATGGCTAATAGGTTTGGTTTTGCCCCTCAGAATAGGGCTACAGGCTATTGTGGTAGCCCTGTAGCCCTATTCTTTTAAGGAGATGATATGCCGAGTCTTTCGGATTTACAAAGGGTTTGGCTGCTTAAACAACTAGGATTAACTAGCTTAACTGGTGCTGCTAATACAGAAGCAGATTTACAAGCTGCTTTATATGGTGCTGCTGGGGGGTTAGCTAGTAATAGGCTTATGGCTGTGGGACGTTATTACCCAGCAGGTAGTGCTCAAGGCCCAGCTACTAATGCTTTAACACTCAGTCAAATGGTTTTAGTTCCTTTTGAAGCTGGTGAAGTATTTACAGCTGATAGAATCACATGTGAAGTTACTGTAGCTGGAACAACTGGAAATGTTGTTCGTATGGGCATTTATAGTAGCGATGCTGACGGTCTACCTAGCGTTTTACTCGTTGATGCTGGGGCTGTTGATGCTACTATTGCAGGAGGTAAAGAAATCGCTATTTCGACTAAACTAAATCCTGGTATTAACTGGCTTGCTATAGTAGCGCAGATCGGTGTAGCCCCGACTGTCAGAGCAGATGTGGCAAATCATAATCCTTATGTTTCCAATAATGCTTTACCAGCTGGAGCTACTTATTCTTCATATGTTCAGACTGCTGCTGTAGCAGGAGCTTTGCCT